GGCGGGCTGGGTGGTGCTGCGTTCTCAACCTCAACAACACTCACCGGCGGTGGCGGATCCGCAGGATCTTCAACGGCTAACGGCGGCAACGGAGCTAATTCGACCACTGACAACTACGGGGGTGGCAGCGGCGGCGGCGGCGGAGGCGTCAGCTCTACTGCGGCGACCAGTGGCGGCAACGGCGGCGTCCCTGGGGGCGGCGGCGGCGGCGGTGGGGCCGCGTCCGGATCGTTTGCGGCCGGCGCTGGCGGCAATGGCGGCGATGGCTTTGTTCGCGTCACGACATTCTTCTGAGGGCATCCATGAAGCAGTTTCTGCTCCGTCCAGACGGATCAGTTCCCCCAGGCACCAACGTCAATGCGCTGCAGGCTGCGGGCATCCCCTTGGTGCTGCCGACGCCGATGCCGCGGCAGCCCGGCATGGTCGCCGTCGAGCAAGAGCCGCAGCAGGACGCCGACGGCGTCTGGCGTCAGGTGTGGACGCTGGAGGAAGCGCCTGCTCCCGAGCCTGCTCCCGAGCCGGATCCCGAGCCCCAGCCCGAGGCCTGACGGCTCAGTCCTTGCGCGGACGCTGGAAGCGCTCGGGGCGCAGGGCCGCCGGGACGACCTCCAGCAGCTCGACCAGGGCGCACGCATAGGCCGGCGGCTGCAGGTCGCCGTTCGCCCACCGCTTGACGGTGGCGTAGTGGACGCCGGTGATGCGGGCGAGGTGGGCCATCCAGCCGTGCCCGCCCAGCGTCGCCGCGGCCCGCGTGCAGAACTCCTTGGTGTTCATGGCGCGCATTCTAGGCGCGTGGTGCGCCAGATCAAGGCCGGTCACCGGCGCGAGGTCACCCGGTCCCAGATCCGGGTGAGCGTCTCGTCCTGCTTGCCCGAGAGCCCGCGGCCGGTCATCAGGCGCTCGGCCACGGAGGCGACGAAGGACCGCTCCCAGTCGGTGAGCTGACCCTCGCGCTTCTCGCAGTCGTCGACCATCTGTGTCCATTCGCTCAGCATCAGAAGGCCTTGCCGCCAGCGGAGGCGCGCGCTGCCGGCTTGTGGTCGGCCCGCCGGGCGTTATAGGCCAGCTTCTCGGCGATCGCCCCTGGCAGGTCGAGCCCGAGCCCGCCGGCCATGTCCAGGATGCGGATCACCGCGTCGGCCAGCTCGACCTCCAGCATCGGCCGATGCGGCAGGTGGTCGTCCATCAGGCCCTTCCGGGCACCCTCCATGGCCTCGCTGACCTCGCTGTGCACGAGGCAGAGCAGCTCGCCAATGTTGCGCGGCGGCTTGGTGGCCATCGGCAGGGCGTATTGACAGGTCATGTCGTCGCCGGTGGCGAGGTCCGTCCACCAGCCGCTCTCGCGGGCGAGCCCGTGGCAGTAGAACCCCAGGGTTTCCGCCGAGCGGCGGATCAAGGTCTGGTCAATCGTGAAGGACATGCACTCTCCTCGGTTGTCGCGGCTCAGATCTCGCCGCCCTCGCTGTCGGCCCAGATTTTGAGGTCTTCGCGGGCCAGCTCTTCGGGGTTGCCGGCCGGCTCGTGGACCTCCCAGAGCGCAGCCGCGGCGCTCAGCGCGTCGTGCGGGCGCAGGGTGCCGTCGCTCCTGTAGATGGCCGCGGCGCGGCGGATGAACTCGTCTCGGGACATGGTGGGCTCCTGGGGTCAGAGGTCGCGCAGGCTGCGCACGTGGGCGGCGATGGCGTCGCAGATCGCCGGCCAGTCGCTGGCGCGGTAGAGGACGGCGCGCTGCTGCGTGCCGTACCGATCGAATCCGATGCCCGCGAGAAACTCTTCGGTCACCGTGAAGCCCAGCGTGCCGCATATCTGCCCGAGTCGCATCGTCTCCGGCTCAGGTGCCGGCGTCTCGGCCTCCAGCGCGGCCACCACGCCCATGACGCGCTCGGCATTAGCCTGGACCTGGGCGACCCGCTCGAAGGCCTGTGCGGCCTGCTGGGCGGCCTGCTGGGCGGCTGCCTCACGCGCCAGCCGCTCGGCCTCGATGGCGGCGCGCTGCTGCTCGATCTCGGCCCGCTGCCGCGCCAGCTCGGCCTGCTGCTCGGCCAGGGCCCGCTGCTGCGCCGCGATGGCCTGCGCCTGCCGCTCCTGCTCCGCCCGCTCGGCGGCGCGTCGGGCCTCCTCGGCCTCGCGCAGCACCGCACTGGCATGGGCGGCGCGCATGGTGTCCAGCGCCAGCCGACGGGCCACGCGGGCGCGGTCGGCGAACTCCTCCAAGGCCTCGGCGTCGATCTCCTGCTGCTCCAGCGCGGCGACCATCTGGGCGACCTCGTCGGCCGGGCGACTGGCGGCCAGCATCGCCCGGGCGCGGATCTCGTCGATCGCCCGCTCGTGCCGCTCGATGCGCAGGCGCTCGATGCGCTCGCGCTCGGCCCGCTCGGCGGCCTTGCGCGCCTCCTCGGCCTTGATCTGCCGGTCGTAGTGCTCCTCGCCCAGCCGCAGCCGGGCCTCGATCCCGGCGGCGAAGTCGTCGATGGTGCGGCCGAGGTCGAGCAGCGGCGCCTTGGCGGCCTTGCGCGCCTTCTCGACGCGGATCCGGGGATCACGCCATGCGGCCCGGGACTCGACCGCTCGGGCCATGCCCTTGGTGCTGGCGATGTCGCCGACGATGACGTCGAGCGGGTGGCGTGCCGCGATCTCGGCGATGCCGGCGCTGATCTGGTCGAAGGCGCCGACATGCGTGCGCACGGCCTCGATGCCGCTGGCGATCTCGGCGACCGCGGCGTCGGCGGTGGGGATGGTGTCGTTCATGGGGGTGTCTGGTGTCAGGTTGTTGGGACGGTGATAGGTTAGCGCGGGGAACGGCGCGTCATGCGCCCGGTGTCCGTCGGTTTGCCGTTGACGCGGCGGCGGTCGCGTGAGACAGGAGCGGCATGCTCACACCGCCGTGACCCGCTCGGCCGCATCGCGGTCGGCCAGGATCTGCGCGATCCGCTGCTGGGTCTCGTGCTGCACCTCCATCATGACGATCTCGGGCAGCTCGCGGGCGGCCAGCTCGAAGATCGAGAGCGTCTCGCGCACCGCGTTCAACCCTGGCGCGTCCATGCGCAGGCCCTTGCCGGCCTTGTAGCGCTCGGCCGCGGCGGCCATGCCGGCGACGGCAGCCTCCAGCGTCGGCCGCACCTGCTGCTGATCGAGGTGGCCGCGCAGCATCATGGTCTCGACGTAGTTGATCGCGTCGGCAATCTGCCGCCAGTCCTCGACCTCCGGGTCGCGGCCGCGCGCCACGCAGTCGATCGCCGACCAGAAGGTGGTCATCATTCGATCGATCTTCTCGCTGGCCACGGGCTCGGTGGCCGAGGCACTGGCGCGCAGCATCAGGTGCGCGAGCATCGGCGGCACCGCCTGCCTGGACGGCCGGTAGGCCTTCTTGCGGGGCTTGGCACGGCTCATAGCGTGGGCTCCTCGGGGTAGTCGCGCAGGCGCACGTTACTCATGGCGCTGCCGGTCCTGGCGGCGATCTCGCGGCGCCGGTCATCGTAGCGCTGCCGCCGCTCCTCCATCGTCTGCCGAGGCGGCTTGGTGGCGTCCGGGCCGGAGCCGATCAGCCACACCGGCAGCCGATAGCGCCCGATCGCGTCCCGGCGCCAGAGCGCCACGAAGACGATGCCGCGCCGGTGCATCGCCCGGACGAGCTTGTTGACCGTGTGGTAGCCGAGCCCTGACTGTTCGGCGATCTCGTGCACCGTCCCGCCCTTGCGCACCAGGACGAACATGACCTCGGCGTAGGCCGTGGTGTTGGCCACGTACCGACTCAGGGATCCCATGGCGGGCTCCTACTTGTAGACGCTCTCCAGCCAGCCTGCGAACTCGCGCATGTTGGCGGAGAGGATGTTGCGCCCGTCGTCGGCGCGCATGAGCCGGCTGGCGTCGTTGCACTCGAAACAGGCCATCGAGAACTCGGCCACGGCGTCGGCCGCGGCTTGGAGCTTCTCGGCGGCCTTGATTGCGGCCTTGCGCCGCGCTGCCTCGGCCCGGGCCTGGGCCTTGCGGTCGCGGTCGCTGAGCCAGTCATCTCCCGTCATGGTGAGTTGGGTCATGCCGGCACCTCCGTGAAGGTGGAGAACGACAGGCGGACCGTCACGGCCTCGCCGGCTTCGCGCTCGTTGTAGGGCAGCATGGCGCGGGCACGGCCGGACACGACCAGGATGTCGGCCCAGGTATCGTCCAGGCGCGTCACGATGCCGGTGAACGCGCCCTTGCGGAGGCTGCTGATGCGGTAGGTCTTGCCGACCTCGGGTGTCGTGCTCATGCCCGGCCCTTCAGCTTGGCCAGGACGGCCTTGGCCCGGCGGGCGAGGGCCACGGCTTCGTCGTCGCCGCCGGCAGCGCTCTCGGGGATCAGGTCGAGATAGGCAAAGCAGTCGCGCAGCAGGGCGTGGGCCTCGGGCATGGCGACGATAGCGCGGGCGGTGGCCTCGGCCTCAATCAGGGTGGGCCCGAGCGCGCTTTCGGCGAACCACGGCAGCTCGGCGATCAGAGAGTGCGGGTTGCGCGCCCGGCGCTCGTCGTGGACCAGGATGGCGCCGTTGAGCGGCACCGCCACGCGGTTGGAGGCGACCGGATTCATGCCGGCACCATCATGGCAAGGGCGTAGCCGATCATCACGGCGAGCGCGGCGATGACCACTGCGCCGCCGAGCCTGCCGAGAAGGCTGTCTCGCTCAGACGATGGGTAGCCGACCGTGAAATCACAGTCGGCGAGGTTGCGCGGGGTGGTGAAGTGTGAGCGCTTCATGTTGGATCCTTCGTGGTAGGTGGTGAAATCAGTCGTCCCAGTCGCGCCGCGCCAGGGACAGCTCGCTCTCGATGCGATCTTGGTCGTCCCGGGTGAGCTTGCGCTCCAGCCAGGGCGCCGGGCGGCCGCGGCGGTCGAGGATCTCGAACTCGATCTCCTCGGGCTCTTCCGGGTAGCAGTGCTCGGGTGGGCCATAGGTCCGCCCGGGGACCCTGGCCGCGTAGTAGGTCAGCTTGGCGCGGCAGGGGATGCCCCGCACCTGGGTTTCGATGGTGATCTTCATGTTCAGCAGCCAATCAGCTTGGTGGTGTCCAGGCCGGTGGCCTTCAGCCCGCGGGCGATCTTGCGCTGCCAGGAGGCGCGCACCTCGGGATCGCTGTCGATCAGGTCGCGCATGGCCTGCTCGCCGAGCATGCGCTTGCCGGCCATGTAGAACACGGCCGCGAACTCGATGTGATCGATGACCTCGAACAGGTCCTTGCCCTTGCGGAGCATCGGGCGGGTGGGGTGCTTCATGTTGCGGGCTCCTTCGTGAGATGATGGGTGCTGCGATGGGGTGGACTATAGGCGCACCACGCGCCCTTTGCAACTAGGGGTTATCACCAAAATGATACAAAGTGGCGCCGGGCCCTACCGCCGACTCCGGCCGGCGCTGCAGCTCCCGCAGACCATCACCAAGGCTCGGCGAAGCGTGCCCGACGAGATCGATGCCTTCGCCGCCAAGCTGGAGCCGGCCCTGGCGCGCGCGCTGCTTGCCGCGCTCGACGCGCAGAAGGGCGCCGTCTCGCTCGATGCCGTCGTGGCGGCGATCCAGAGCGGCGACATCGGCAAGGTGCTGGCCCTGCTCGGCCTGCCGGCCGATGGTGCCGGGGCCGTGGCCGCCGGGCTGCAGGACGCCACCTGGGCGGCCGGGGCCATGGGGGCCTCGCAGATCGCCACCCGCATCACCGGAGCCACCTTCGCCTTCAACCAGCTCAATCCGCGCCTGATCGACTGGCTCTCGACCTACAGCCTGGGCCTGATCCGCCAGATCGATCAGGGCACTCGCGAGGGCATCCGCCAGTACCTCGCCGCCGGCATGACCGAGGGCCGCAACCCCCGCGACGTCGCCCGCGAGGTCCGGCAGGTGGTGGGCCTCACCGACCGGCAGGCGCAGGCGGTGAAGAACTTCAAGAAGGAGCTGCAGACCTTCCACCTGCGGCGCTCGGTCGACGGTTGGAACCTGGGCGGGAAGATCTCCCGGGCCCCGGGCGGGGCGCAGGTCTACGCGCTCGACGAGGACGGCCAGCTCAAGGACGGGATCCTGGAGCGCCGGCTGCGCGACTTCCGCTACGACGGCCAGCTCAAGCGCGCCATGCAGCAGGGCAAGCCCCTGACCGCGGCGCAGATCGACAAGATGGTCGACGCCTACGCCCGGAAGTACCTCAAGCACCGCTCGGAGACGATCGCCAGGACCGAGGCGCTGCGCGCCACCAACTTCGGCGTGCAGGACGCGTGGCGGCAGGCGATCCAGCAGGGCGTCGTGCCCGAGGCGAACGTGCGCCGCCAGTGGGTCGTCTCGAAGGACGAGCGGCTGTGCTCGCTCTGCGCGCCGGTGCCGAAGCTGAACCCCAAGCTCGGCGTCACCTTCGGCCAGCCGTTCAACACGCCCAAGGGGGCGCAGATGCTGCCGCCCCTGCACCCGAATTGCCGCTGCACCGTCTGGATCCGGCCCTTCGAGCCGGAGCAGCTCGCCTAGCGCCGCATCGACTCGCGCAGCAGCGCGGCCATCCGGCCGACCACGCTTGCCAGGAAATCCACCGCCCGGGCCGTCCTGGGCGACCAGCACGCGTCCGACAGCTCGGACAGCTCATCGCACACGGCCAGAAGCCGCCGGTACACTGCCACGTCGTCGAGCCGGTCCATCCGGGCCGAGTGTACGGTTCACCCGTCAGCCCGCCATGCCACAAGACACCGCCCTGCTCCGCCTGCGGATCGCCAAGCTGCGCGCCGCCATCCTCACCGTGCAGCTCGCCAAGGGCGACGGCCATGTCCCGCCAGAAGGCGTGCGATCGGCCGCCCGACGCGGCCTGGAGGCGCGCAAGAAGTGGGGCCGCGGCGGCCTGTCGAACACCGAGGCCAGCGACCAGGGCATCGGCTCGGGCGTGCAGCGGGCGGCGAACCTCGCCAACGGCGACGCCGTCTCCACCGAGACCGTGCGGCGCATGCACGCCTTCTTCTCGCGCCACGCGAAGAACTACCGGCCGGACGCCAAGGAGCCGGACGGCGGGCCGACCGCCGGCACGATCGCGTGGTGGCTGTGGGGCGGCAACGCCGGCAAGGCCTGGGCTGCCTCGATCGTCGCCGACGAGGAGCGCAAGGACGTGCGCAAGCGCGTCGAGGAGCTGGTCGAGAAGATCAGCCGCTGGCCGGCCGGCTCGCCGGGGGCGAAGGGCGGCCAGTTCGCGCCCGCCAAGGGTGGCGCAGGCGGTGGCTTCAAGGCGCCCCAGCTCGGCCTGTCGGGCCCGCTGTCGGGCTCTTCCGGGGCTGGTGGGCAGGGCTCCTTCTGGAGCGCTCCTGCGGCCGCCAAGGCCCCGCCACCGGGCGCCAAGGCGCACCCGGCCGGCACCGACGACAAGGGCAAGCCGGTCACCATCAACTACCCGACCAAGCCCAGCGCGCCCGAGACCTGGAACGACCCGGACAAGGTGGCGACCTTCGTGCCCGGTGGCGAGACGCCGCCGGCCCTGAACGGCGTGGCCTTCCGCCCCTGGAAGCCGCCGGCCGAGGACGCCGGCTGGGCTACCGTGGCCGGGCAGAACGCCAAGATCGAGGAGGACCCGTTCGAGGCGGCGCCCGGCAAGGGCATCGGCACCGGCGTGGTCATCGTCGAGCCCGACGGCCGGGTCTGGCTCACCAAGCCCACCAACGAGTTCGGCGGCTACGAGCACACCTTCCCCAAGGGCGGGATGGAGCCCGGCCTGCCGATGCAGGCCAACGCCATCAAGGAGGCCTACGAGGAAACCGGGCTCAAGGTCGAGATCACAGGCGTCCTGGGCGACTTCGAGCGCACCACGTCGAAGGCCCGGTACTACGTGGCCCGGCGCGTCTCCGGCACGCCGTCGGCCATGGGCTGGGAGACTCAGGCGATGCGGCTGGCGCCGGTCGCCCGGATGAAGTCGCTGCTCAACATGGGCGTCGACAAGTCCATCACCGACGCCATCCAGGCCGAGATCGAGGTCGGCGGATCGCTGGCCAAGGCCCGGGGGCTGCTGGCTCGCGCGCGGGTGCTGCTGGCCAAGGCCAAGGCCCCGGGCGGAGGCAACAGCGGCGCCTGGGCGAAGCAGCCGCGCTGGCCGTCCGGCACGCCCGTGGGCGGGCAGTTCAAGGCCTACGACTCCGACGGCATCCCGACCCCGCCGCCCAAGATCGGCTCGGCCGGCAACATGGGCCCGCAGAAGGCCGCCCAGGCGCTCTACGCGCTCGCCAAGAGCGGCGACCTCGCCGGCCTCAAGGACTACGCCGCCAAGAATGCCGGCAAGCTCGCCGCCTGGAACCAGGGCAGCGGCAAGGGCCTGAACACGCAGGCGAAGTGGGCGGCCATGAACGCCTACTACGCCGGCGCCCTGGCAGACACGCTGCAGGCTGCCCCCAAGGCCGAAGCGGCAGCCGCCAAGATCCGCGGCCCCGAGAAGCTCAGCTCGATGACGAAGATCGGGGCGAAGCCCGGCGGCTCGAACCCCGGCGGCATCTATCAGGACGGCAAGGGCGACGCGTGGCTGGTCAAGGGCAACGCCAAGGTCGTGCAGGGCGCGGTCACCGAGGCGCAGTCGAACGACCGGGCGAAGAACGAGATCCTGGCCTCGAAGCTCATGGCCGCGGTGGGCGCCGGCACCGTCGAGATGAAGCTGGTCGACCTCGAAGACGCCTGGGGTCTCGGCGGCGGGCTCGGTGTCGCCGGAAAGATGCTGGACGGCTTTCAGGCGCTCAACACGAAGAACGCGGCGCACCTCGCCGCCACCCAGGCCGACTTCGCGGTCCACGCATGGCTGGGCAACTACGACGTGCTCGGCATGGGCGCCGACAACACGGTCATCAAGGACGGGAAGGCCATCAACATCGACCCTGGCGGGGCG